GTTAACTGTAAAACTGCCACTAGTAGTACTAGCAATCTTGTACACATTATCTTTAGCTCCTCCACTAGAAAAGTCTAAAATTACTAACTCATTTATAGCTAGACTGTGGGGGCAGGTGACTGTAATGGTAGTACCTACCTGTGAGTACGTTCCTGTGTACATACTTAAGTCAATTATATCATCAACAGATAGATTATGGTTGTTATTCGGCATATTAATAACTATATTATTAGCAGTTTGTGAAAAGCTAGTCGCCGTTAAAGGCACCCTAGGAGTTAAAGTACCTGTAATAGTCTTCAACTTACTATCTAGTTTTACATTAACGCTTGCTAAGTCTATTAACCCCGAGAATTTAGGATTATATACGTGTACGTTACCCGAGCTAAAGCCCTCTACAACAGAACTGACTACGGTAAATGTGTCAGTTGCGACTGTACTAATAGTATAGGAGTTGTCACTAGAGTTTTGAGCGTTACCGTCTATAAAATCTAGAAGAACTGTATCTCCTGCTACTAACCCGTGGTGGGGGCAAGATACTGTTATAATTGGGCTCTCTGAAAGAATATTATAAGTACCTAATTTGGCACTACTACTAGATAAAGTATATTTTACAAAACGAAAATTGCTAGAATAAGCGCTTGTACTATTTAGGAACTCGGTCCAAATAGTATCATCTACAGTTCCGTGCAACGCTCCATTAATAAAATCTAAAACGACCACCTCCCCTGTACTAAGGTTGTGAGGAGTTAGAGTGGTGATTGTGACTACATTTCCGCCCCTAGTGTACTCTCCGGACAAGTTTTTGTTTAGAATACATAAAGTGCCTGCCGCAGTGCCGGAGGTACTGGTAAGTAAAGTAAACGTATTACCACCCGTAACCGTGATAGTATATTCTTTCCCTAAGGCTGTGTATAAATCACAGTTATACGCAGGATTCCCACTAACTATCGTTTTTGTGGGGGTAATAGTAACTTTACTACTCGGGATTACCGTTTTATAATCTATAACTTCTTCATAAAACGCGGAAGTGGTGCCAGGAGACGCATAAAGAAACTGCTGGTCGTCTAAGGCATCTTGTATTGTACTCCAGTTATGGTTAATAAAATGATCTTGCCAAGACTCTGTAGGATTAACGGGCATAAGCCTAGTCCCGTCTGAATCAACCATTATATTGTAGGAGTCCACGAAGGTAGCCCCTACACTACTACCTAGTACAGAATCCGTATCTACACTAAATTTAGTGTCCCTATCTGCTCGTAATATATAGTCAGGGGGTTGATTTACTGTAGCACTTCTACTTGTATAACTGCTTAGATTTCGTGCCGTATCTATAGCTGCTAACTCATAGGTATAAACATTTGAAGCAGTCTCTATAACAGTAGTAAAACCCCCCGACTTCTCTCCGAGAATACTAAAGACTTCTACACCTTCCTTTATATACTTCTTTCTTAAGTAGTAGCTAACTATAGGCAGCTGTGTGGTGCTTACTGCATTTTCATTCCAGTATAGTAATACGTTATTATCAATAACAGAAACCTCTCGGATAGTCGGAGCACTAGGTAACTCAACGGTCAAGGTAGAGCTTTTCTTCACTGAGCAGTTACCTAGCACATCGTATGCTCTAACCCAGAAACCCCTTGTACCTCCCCAGTCTACGTCTTTTAGTATAAAAGTAGTATAAGCTTTACCAATAGAGATAGTGTTATCACCCTCATAGTAACCAACCTCGTAATAGTCTATCGGAATAGTATTAGTTAGCGCACTCCAAGAAGCTTTATATTGTGCCCCTTCTATTATTAAGTTAAACCCTTCTACCAAGCCGGGGGGAGCTAAAGTTATCACTCCAGTTTTTAGTACCGAACTGCTAGTGTAGTTAGGGGTATTAGTATCTACTTTTTGTATTTCTACGCTTAAGTCCCCTAAAGTATTTGGGGGCAGAGTTACTATTACGCTGTTATTTAAAGTCCCGGGGCTAGCAGGTACTTCATATGTAATATTATTAAACTTTACAATATAACCGCTAGCGCCTAAAGTATTTGGTGCTTTATTATCCGTCCAAGTTATTGTCGCAGTGCTACCGGTTATTCTACCTGTAATAGTAGAAGCTACAGGAGGCTGTGGCATTTCTACAAGTAAAGCAGTACTAGTCCCCTCACCTACAGCATCAGCATACTCAAGCCTGGAGCTTACAGCTCTAACAAAGAAAGCTCGAGAGCCTAGCCAATTTACCGAGCCTGAATAGTTTGTATTAGGTGTAGTAGTGATTAAGTTATTTGTGGCTAAACTTGTGTGATATATCTCATAGTGATCTATAGGGTACCCGTTGCTAATGACGGGAGGTACCCAAGCTAGCTCGAAGGTACTATCTACTAATGCAGCTGTTAAGGCAGAAGGAGCTTGCGGTGTAGAAATAGCAACACTAAGGTTTGCAGCTGTACGACTACAGATATCACTAGTGTCTACCGCTTTAATAAATACGTTATAATTTTTTAAGCTACCCGTATATGTAAGTTTGTTGCCTACAGTAATAAACTTATCGGCGGTATCAGTTATATCATCAAAACTGCTTGCCGTGCCTATCCGTACCTCGTAGTGTTTAAAATCTAGGTCGGTACAAGCATCCCACGTAAGTGTGGTACCTTCTCCAGACAGTGAGTAGGTTACTCCAGTAATATTGGCAGGAGCTACGGTTTTTCCGCGAATTAAGTAAGGAGGTAAGTTAGTAGGTGGGTATACTAATGTAGGCCCTTTTTTGCCTAAACTATTAAATGGAGTTACGATAATACGAAATCCTGTGTTATCTTGTACTCCCAATATCTCGTGAGATAACTCCCTTGTATTAGTTGCATACGTGTTGGAGCTCGTAAGCGTATATGAAGTAGGGCTAGTAAAACTATAGTATTGCGTTGTTATAGAATATCCAGTAGTATTTAAATTGGAAGGTAGAGAGAAATTAAGTTTTGTTTTTATGGACTTCCCTGTAGCCTCTATATATATGTCATCTCTTATAACTATATTCTTACTGTAGATATACCCACTACCCTGCAGAATAGTAGTGATGTTACCGGGGTTAGTTATAATACTGTCTCCAGATATACTAGCTACTGTATAATATGCTATTTGATTATACAGCATATCGTTAGAATCCGCTAATACCCCTGTAACTCCTATTATATCTCCCGGGCGGAATAAACTAGCATAAGAAGAGGCAATGGTTAGCACAGTACCGTTTTGGCTGAACTCCATACCGTACCCTGAGCTAGGTATGGCATTAATAGGGTTAGGTACTAAGTTGCTTACTGTATAGTTATTAGCAGGTAGGGTGACATTCTCCTCTATATAAGCATATTTATCTTTATCATAAGCTATAGCATTTATTTCAAAAACGCCTACTGTATCTGTATCTTTTATGCTAATAACCTTATACTCTTCTGGAGTTAAATCTGCACGGTTTAGTACCCATATAGATCCGGCTGCTATGCCCTCGTCTAAAGACTCCCCTAGCGTTAAAATGTTTGTAGTGCCAGGGGGTGCTATAACCGAGTAAGATTTTACGCTTAGCCTACTAGTATCGTGTTCTACTACGGTAGGGTGATTAGTACTTGTAGAGTTTGCGGAGGTAGATAAATTATTGCAGCTAATTTTATAAGTTTTTCCTGCCTCTATAATAACATCTCTATCTAAAGTTATAGTATTTGCGGTACGGCTTAGTACCCTGCCCGCCAACTTAAACTGTTTTCCACCTGCTCTTATGTTATCTAGCACCCTTATTACCATACCAGGGCGTAAATAGGCCGAGTCTAACGCTGCTTTGAAAGATACTGCACTACTCTCATATGTGTCAGTATACAATAGCCATTTACCTAGTCTGTGGGCTTGCCCTCTACTGGTACAGCCCATTGCTACAGTCTCTATAGGATTATACCCATACTTAGTTATGGCTGTATCATCTAAAGTAACATACTCTATACGCTGCTTGTAGTCAAGCATAGGGTCGTTCCAAGTTATTAAAGCAGCGTTATGCTTCACTTTCCTAGACCCTCCTGCATATGTGAACTT